CTCAGCAACTACACCGGCGGGACTGTGGCGAGACATAAGGACAGGTGCGCCAAAAATAGGCAACGAAGAAAACTGAACAACAGCAGTTTTCACAGAAGTCATAAAGTACAGGAACGCTGTTTTGTTAGCAACGTTAGCCGCACCTTGCGCAAAAGAATCTACCGCAGGTGGGTAAACATCCAACTGAACACGCTCACCTAACTCGTTGACCAGCATCTCCAATTTATCTTTATCAGGGTTGCCCTTGAGACTTTCTTTGGCAGCATCAACTTCACGAAGCATTACTGGGCCGTACTTTAACCGCGAAAGTTGGTTGGCCATATTGGTGGAAGACGTAATAAAGTTGCGCAGTGCGTCACCCGAGAAACCAGCAGTGCCTTTACGATGGATAAACTGACGACGGAAACTCTGCTCCGGCATCGTAGTCAAGTACAACTGATAGATTTGATCCTTAAGCGCCTCGGCATCGACTTCACTCATGCCGTCACCAATCAACTCAAAGATTTGCTTTAACAAAGGCGCAGTGTCATTGGTCGTGCTCTTATCGCGCAAACCTTTTAAGTCGTTGCCGGTTTCAATATCCTCATCGGCCTTCATCTCAGACAGACTGCGGGTATCACCTTCTTTTTGCAAGTCACGAACACGCTGACGCATAAACAATTCACGGTCGGCTACGCTCTCAAACATGTAGAACTCTTTCTTTTTGCCAGAGCCAACACGCAACCAGTAGTCGCCGTAACGCATCAATGGGAAGTATGGGGACAAACCTTTAGCTGTCTCGTACATCTTCTTAATTTCAGCCATTAGCTTGCCCTTGGGTGTATCAGGGTCAGCGGCGTCACCGGGGATCTTCATTGCATCTATGCGGGCATTGAGCAACAAGCGGTACAAGTCAAAGTTAGACTTGTAGTAATCGCGCACATCAACGTAGATTTCCTTAGCCGTATCGCTCAGGCCATCCCACATCTTGTTAAGCGTAGCGTCTTTTTTGCTTGTAGCAGGGTCAATACTTTTGTCCGTGGCGTAGTGCATAACAGCAGACAACTCAGCAAGTTCATTCTTCTTGCCTTTAATAAGTTTGCCGTACAAACCGGGCTGTACGTTAAGCCATTTGTTTACTACGTCTGCCGCGCCACCAAGCATTTTCATGCGCATAGCACTCATATCTTCCATTGCACGCCATGTTTTATCCATGTGTTTAATGCCAAGATTAGTGCCCCACTCAGCCAAGATGTTGGTTTGAATAGAAGGCATCAACGCTTTTAGTTTTGTTACGTTCAGCCCGTACCACATAGACGCAAGAGTGTCTAAGAAAATCTGTGGGTCGCGTAGCTTAACCATTGTGTCAATGCCGTCGACTACGTCTTGCGCTTCCTTGCTGCGCAAGATTTTCTTCTCAGCAGCGGTAATCTTTTTAGCGTTGGCCTTGGCCTTGGCTTTAGATGCGGAAACTTTCTCGCCACGACCTTCACGGACTGCATTGGCTTTATCGGCCTTAACAATCATCTTCATTGTGGGCGTCAGCTTAGCCGTCAGGATTTCATCCGTAACAAGAATCAAATCAGACAGAGCATTGACGGAATCAAGCCCCATGCCAAGCAGTTCACGGATTGCGTCTACAAATTGGTTGAACAGACCTGTATCTTCCTCAAAGCCGTAAGCCCCCATCAAGAATTTTTGGAAGTAGGGGTCGGTCATGCCGTAGGAGACAAACTCGTGCGGGTTGCTAAACACACCAGACACAGTCTTTAGATAGTAAATATCTGTAGGCAGTTCGCCTAAGTTAGACAGTCGGTTGTACTCATCCTTAGCGTTGTTCATCACGTCGATGAGTTTTTTGTATGCACGAGTTAACTTAGCATCACCTGAGAATCCACGTTGAACCGCAAGGAGGGCAAGCTCAAGTTTTTGCTGCGTTGCAGCATGCAGTAACTCGTGAAGCACTGTGGTGTTATTAATACCTTGGAAGTCACCTGCGCTAGAACCGCGCACGTAGATAATTTTTTCACCGGTAGCTGTGTTCTCAAAATACACACCACGGGCACGGGAGTTGTCATTGCCCCAAGCCTCTTGATGGCGGGACAGTTGTTCTGGTAGCGGGTCGGTCTCCTCGACCACGACAAACTTAACGCCGTTGACCAGCCCACGAAGGCGCTTGGCCAAGTACTTTTGCATGCCAGTTCCCGTCTTAATGACTTGGTTGATGGCCTGCGCAGCGTTCTTAGCTTTCTTAAACCCTTCGTCTGCGGCTTCAACTTCATCGTTGCTTGCAGAGCTTTTGTTTACGCGCTCTTGTGCTTTGTACTTGCGCCCAGCTTGCACATCGTCGTAATCTTTTTGGGAGATCTTTGAACGGTCAGCAAGTGCGGCTTTAACCCGTTTACCCAGAGCAGTACCACGGTGCTTAGTTTCTAAGTCCATCATTGCGTTGATGGTGTCTCGCTTAAGCGCACGCTTTTCGTCTTGGGCAGAGGACAACTCTAGGTCGTCGGCAAACTTAGTCTCGTCAACAGGTTTGGCGGCTTCTTCTAGTTGGGTTTGGAGTTTAGGTAGAGCACGCTCGCCTTTCATGTAGTCAGCACGGCCTTCGGTGCGGGCTTTCTCTTTCTCCGCACGTTGTTCTTCGGTGATTGCAGCCTTTGGCCGACCACGTTGTTTGCCGGTTACTGCTCCGGCTGCTGGTGCTTCTTGTCCTTCTTCTTTTGTTTGGACGGCTTCAGTGGTCTCAGTGCCAAGTTTGGCTCCTTTAGTTTCGGTGGGTTTAACTATTGTGTTGCTTATAAGCGATGATTTATTATTTTGCTGCTCTACTAACTGCTCGTCAGTGTTTGCAGCTGCTCTAGAAGGCGGAAGTAAAACGGGGTTACTGCCATCTGCGTCAGAAACAACTGCCCAACCACCGTCCATACGAACTACTTTATAGTCCGCGCTATTTGGCGTGGTTACTCTATTGCCTTCTAAGTCTGTATCAATATCATCGTAAGTGGCTGTGTACTTAGTACCCGGAGCACTAACGCCTTCTTTTGTTTTAGCACGCAATCCATCAAAGGAAAGACTACTTGTTTCTTCCCTGCTTTTCTTATCTAGCTCTTCTTCTGGCGTTACTGCAACGGGCTCAGCTCTTTCTCTTTCAACAGGCTCTGCAACATCCGCTCTAGTAGAAACCACTCCATCTCGTTTAGCTTCTCCAACTCCTGCGGTGGCGGGAACGTTGTCGGCTGATTGTGTAGATAGCGCAGTGCTCTCTCCACCTGCTTCACTGATAGGTTCTGCAACATCTTTTGCTCCCTCTTCAATAGGCGCATTTGCTTCCTCGATCTCGTTACGTGCTAATGTAGCGGCATCTTCAGGCATGTAGCCACGTTTCTTGTATTTTGCTACAAGCGCTTCAAACTCTGGGGAGGGCGCAGGTTGTACCTCTGGAGTTACTTCCGTAGGAGCAGCTTCCGATACCACCGTAGGGGGCGCAGGTTGTACCTCAGCCGCAGGTTTCATGCGTTTGGCTAGGGCATCTTTAAGTGCTTGGCGCTTGTCGACGGGGGCTAGGGGAGTTTCTTCTTCTACTTCCCATGCGTCTAATGTGGGTTCAACTTTTTCCGCAATTGGTTTTGGTTCTTCTCTACGACGGCCTTTGACGGCTGTAGCACCAACACCCATAGTCGCACCCGTTACAAGGCCCATACCAGCCGCTTCAGGAACACCCTCTAATAAAGGTTTATCTAAGGCATAGTTTGCCCACATCTGTTCTTGCGCAGACTGCGGCATCTCTTCAAATACGCCTTCGGTTACACCAGCAGCGGTAGCGCGCACGGCAAAATCTTTAACCGACTTTGAACCACCGCCTGTAGTTGCTTTACTAGCCAGTAGCGTATCAATATCATCAATACCTAATTTATTGGCTAACCTACCACCAGCCACACCAAACGCCGCCGTACCAACACCGGAACCAACGGCAGACAAAGCCTGCTTACCAGTTAATAATTTGTCTTCGGTTTGTTGGCGTGTTTGCTCAGCAGCACTACCAGCACCAATTAAACCTTCGCCCGCTGCGGCGGCTAAATAAGGGGATACTTTTGGCGCGGCTTTTAAAACCCCTCGAGCAACGCCAGCGCCACCAAGCATTGGCGCTATTGATACGCCAACTGTTGTAACAATAGTGCTGGGGTACTGGAGGGCCTTACCAATCGTTGGTAGAAAACCTTTTGTTTCTTTTACTTGGCGATTTGCATATTGCTGCGCCTCGGATAAATAGGTATCAAGTATTTCTTTGGCCTCGTTGGGTTTGTAACCCGCTTGCTCAAGAAGTTTACCGACACGGCCCAGCGTGGGAATATCAGCCAAGCCAACAAAAGCTTCAGGCAGACCAATTGCACTTTTAAGAAACGTAATACCGGCATCGAGGGCCGTACCGCCGATGGTTCTGTCGTAACCTTTTGCTTCTCTTGCTGCAACTTGAGCACGGTACTCATCCGCAGTCATGGAGTTAGGATTACGTACCGGATTTGTACCTACAAAACGCTCCATTTGCTGGGGCGTCATTTGTTGCGTAGGAGCGGGGGCAGGGGCAGGGGTAATAGGAGCTTCAGACGCAACTTCCCAGCCAGAACTATCGGCTGCACCGATTGGGGTTTCGGAAACAACCGACCAGTCTTCTTTTGCCATGTTAGCTCACTTGTTTTGGTTTGCCGTTCTGAAGTGTCCAAGTTTGCCCGTTTTTAAACTTTGTTGCAACGCCTTCTTTTAGCGCACTAATAGGTGGTGTAGTGCTTGGAGCGGCGGCAGGGGCAGTAGCAGGGGCTGGAGAGTCGGCAGGGGCTGGGGCATTTCCACCAGACATCACAGTCGGCGCTATTCCAAACTCATTTTTAATTTGATTCTTAAGCTTAGCAATACCCGCCGCATATTCAGTTGGGTTCTTTTTGCGCATCTTGCGCAGGTCTGAGTATTCTGGGGTGTAGTACCTTTCAAGGAACTCTTGATTGGCTTTTTCAACTCTGCTGACGTCTACGCGGCCCGTACCAGCCGACTTGCTTAAACGATCTTGAGCTAAGTTCATAGCCCGCTTGCGGGTACTTGCGTCGTCAGGTTCGCCTTCAGCAATTAAAGCAGCTAATTCAATCTCGTAAGACGTACCTAAGTCAGTGGGTTTCTTTGCACCGCCGCCAGCGCCCTTGCCTTTGGCTCTTTCCTTAGCAGCTTGAACTTGAGCATCAGCACTGATTTGCTTGCCGATAACGTTAAGGTTGCCAGTAAGCGCTCTGCCAATGAGCGTATTCTTAGACACACCCAAGTCTTTGGCAATCTTAGCCAAGTCAACGTCAGCTTTTTGTTCTGCTTTAATGTCACCATCGCGTTGGGCTTGACGCAGGGCTTGGACTTTGTACTGCGCTTCATTAAGCAGCTCGTCCACTTTAATACCAGATTGACGCAGGTCGGCTTTTTCACCCATTAACTTTTCAGCAGAGCCGGTGTAGGAGCGAGTAAACGCATTGAGTCCGCCAAGACCTTTTTGACCGCGAGAGCTTTCACTCCAGTCAGCCAACGCCCTAGCCGCAGCCATTTTTTCGCGTTGTGCAATGTCTTCTTGTTGCAAACCACGCTCGGTGGCTTTAGCTTCTTTAAGAGACGCAAGGCCCTCTAAATACTTAGTACCAACTGGGCCTGTATCAATGCCGTAATCTTTAGTCAATGCTTTTTCAATATCCGCTCGCGTGCGTACAGGACGCACACCTTGCTTCATCTGAGCCGCAATTTGGGGTTGGAGTTTACGTAGTTCTGCTACTGCATCATAGGAAACACGAGCGCCTTCGCCAGCTACCGCATCGCCTTCTTCACCAACGTCTTCATCCTCAACTTCTTGGTCGCCGTCTTCGCCACTAAAAGCAACAACGCCGCCGGAACCGTATTCAAACATGCGTGGGTCAACAGGCAAGCTCATTAGGCCACCGTCTGCTGCTGTCATAACTGCTTGAGGAGCGCCTTGTTGCGGGGCTTGCTGTGGAGGCATTTGGGGTGCGGGTTGTCCTTGCGGCATACCCTGTTGTGGCATACCTTGTTGTGGCATAGGTTGACCTTGACCCAAAGCACCAATGCCCATGTTTTGCAGGGCTTGTTTAGGCAGGCTTTGGTTTAGAGGTTCAGCAGGGGGTTGCGGCCTATTTTGCGCCAACTGAATCTCTTTATTCATTTCGCTAATACGAGCAAGCGCCATGAATGGAGGCACTTGTGGGTTACCCCCTTGAGCCGCCGCCGTCAAATACTGGATTGACTGAGGTAGGGCTGGCAGTTTGTTAAGGTCGTCTTGTACTTCAAGTAAGTTCATACTGCTACCTTTTAACCCAGTTTAAATTTCTTCAGTGCATCTTCGAGTTGCGTCATACCGCCGAAAGCTTCAACCAACTGACCAATACCAGATTTAGGCAATTGGGTGTTAGTTACAGTAGTGATAGGCAGACCTTGCAACATGGACTGTAAGTATTGAGTTTTCTTCATTGGATCGTCGCGCTGCGCCAAGAACTCATTGTAGTCGGCAGTGATACCTTCTTGTTCAATACCGCGCTCTGCTTGACCCGCGTTAGCCAACATATTAACCAAGTCTTTAGACTGACCTTGCTCAGTATTGAACTGACCCATAGCTTTATCAAATGCACTTGCGTAACCTTGGCCAACAGTTTTGTTCTGCTCAGAGAGTAAGTTACGCGCCGCTTCCGATTCCATAATAGCCTGACGGCCACCGCCAAAACCACCAGCTTGTGTAAGCTTGGCCAATCCGGGTTGTAGGTTCAACTTAGACTGACGGCGCATCTCTTCCATCTGGGGTGCAAGCACCGACTCCAGATAGGGGTTCATGTACGACTGAGCAATGCTGCTAGGCTGCTGAGATGTTTGGGGCGGCGTCAAACCTGCAATTCCCGTGGGTGCTGTACCAGTGTTATAGCCGGGGGGTAGTGGCATACCGCCACCAGTAGGGTAGTCACCCATGGGGGGCATAGCGCCGGGGCCAGCAGAAACTGGGCCGCCATATCCCGAATCGTCTAAACCGGGGGGCATAGCACCAACACCCGCAAACAATGGGTTATTTTTGTCAGGGCCACCACCTTGACCTCCAGCCAAGAAGTCAGCCTTCTCTTTTGCCATGTCTGTGCCGGGGCCAAAGAAAACCGTAGAACTATATCTATTCCAATCGGCTTCAGTCTTTGGCCCTTGGTTAAACCCGCCAGCAGGTCGCATACCACCGCCAGTGCCTTCATCGTACCTTGCCGGTTGGCCGGGTCTTGGCATACCGGGGCCAGCAGAAACTGGGCCACCAAAGTTATTTACACCGGGGCCAAACCCACCCTGCTGTGGCATTACTGCTGGCCCGCCGGGGCCGCCATAGTAGTTAGTGTTGCCACCACCCATAGGAGAAGCAAAGCTTTTGCCGAGGTTGCCGGGGAATGAGAGGTTACCTAAACCCTGAAACACTTTGTTTTGCAGGTTAGACGTACCTGCTGTCATTGGGCCTTGGTATACCTGATAGGGCTCGTTTGCAATAGCTTGGGCTTTACCCAGCATATTAGTTACATACGGCCCTATGTAATTAGATAGGGTTTGTTCCGACGTACCGCCAGCGGCGGGCAGTGCTGAAGCAGCGGTGCTATTAGGTGCAGGTGTAGCCATAGTCGTTCCTTAAGCGGGTAAGTGCTTGTCTGATTTAGTGTCGGCGGCAATGTTTTTGGCCTTGCTACGAGCCTTTTTGATTCTGTCCATCATTGCGTATAGTTTACGCGCACCAGCCTCTGTTGAGCCATTGCCCAGTTCAGAAACAATACGTGCTGGAATAACAAATTCACCGTCGGCTAACCGAGCAGGTTGTCTTTTGCCAATCATGGCTGGAATGCTATCAGACACGCCATCGCCCGGGCCTTTGAGTAACCGACCGCCGTCTGAGTAACCGCCCAAAGTAGTGATACCCCCACGAGCGTAACGATCTTCTATTGTTGGGTTAGGTTGCGCAGGGGTAACAGCAACTTCTTCTTTTACAGGAGCCGCGCCAGCCTTAGAGTACTGCATTGGGCTGAAATACGTAACACCGCCAGAACCGGGTCGGCGAGCCATCATGTTTGGCCCTAGAGCTGCTTGATAGCGTTGGTTTACGGTTGCTGCGGGAAGACCTGTAATACCTGCAATACGATCTGGGCTAATACCAAACTGATTCATACCGCGAGCAACCAAAGCATCACTCATGCCGGGGCGGGTTATGTAGTCACGAATTTCGCTATCAGAGGGGTTGTATGTACCAGCGGGGCCAGTCATAGGCACTGCGTACTGTTGACGTGACGCAACTAAATCAGGGATGCTACCTTTGTAACCACCGGGGCCACCGGTAACACCCATCAGTTTGTCGGCTAACGAGCCAATACCAGCAGCGCCTAAAGTCTTAAGCAAGCCAGAAAGTACGGGTGATTTTTCAAACAACTTTGTAAGCTCTGAAGCGTTAAACGCAGTGCCAGAAGTAGTATCCCCTGTGGTAGATACGTTTTGCCAAGGTTGTATTTCTTCACCAGTGTCGGAGTAGCCTACGTCATCGCCATAACCTATAGTCCCACCATCTGTGGAATAGGAATCAAAATTAGTGTCGTCTACACTCCAGTCAATTTCATCCATGCTAGGCTCCTTGCCTTATGATTTCTGCAATTTCTTCGGGGGTCGCAGCATTGTCACTTGACCCTTCAATTTGTTTAAGCAATTCTTCGACGTCATTTTCGTCGGTTTTGTCTTTTCGAGCAAGTGCTTCTTCCTCAATCTTTTCACCCTCAGCACCGGCTTTGGTGACACTCAGCGCCCTGTACTCTTCTTGCTCCAGTTTGCCAGACTTGCTGACCTTTTGCTTCTTAGAACCAAAGTCTTTGCCGTAGTAGAACACGTTAGCTAATTGAGGCGTACTAAAAGTACTAGCCAGAGCAGTTGCCTGCGGCCAAGTTAGACCCGTTGCCTTGCTGGGCTTCTTTGGATCTTTAGGCGGCTTAGGCGGAACTTTTGGCGGGTCACTGATAATTTTATCAATGATTGGGTCATCTATCAGGGTAGTAACTTTATCAATTACGTCGTCATCTAGCTCGTCAATAATTTCATCTGGGGTAGTCTTAACTTCGTCTTTAGTTTCAACTTCGGTCTTAGTTTCAGCCTTAGTTTCAGCCTTAGTGTCTAGTTTGGTATCTAGTTTAGTGTCTAACTTAGTGTCAGTTTTGGTATCTGTCTTAGTGTCAGTTTTGGTATCTGTCTTAGTGTCAGTTTTGGTATCTGTCTTAGTGTCCGCTTTTGTGTCCGCTTTTGTGTCAGCTTTTGTGTCCGCTTTTGTGTCAGCTTTTGTGTCCGCTTTTGTGTCAGCTTTTGTATCTGCCTTAGTGTCAGCCTTAGTGTCAGCCTTAGTGTCAGCCTTAGTGTCAGCTTTTGTATCTGTCTTAGTGTCAGCTTTTGTATCTGTCTTAGTGTCAGCTTTGGTATCAGCTTTTGTATCTGCTTTGGTATCTGCTTTGGTATCAGCCTTAGTATCAGCCTTAGTATCAGCCTTAGTATCTGTAGTTGTTTTGCCTGATGTAAGGGCGTTTAATTCCGCAAGGGTAACGCTCTCGCCCTTAGCGTTTGTGCCAATTACGGTGGATGTATCAACTTTTACTTCCCCAGAAGTCTTGCCGGTTGCCGATTCACCAAGCAGCTCAGCAAGAGTTACGGGTTTTCCCTCAGAGTCTGTAGCTACAACTTGGTCACCGTCGAGTTTTGTAACACCTAAGTTATCAAGTGTCTCTTTACTACCCAGAATCTGATCGCCAATGATTTCGTTGGATGCAGTTATAGATTGGGTTTCTGTAAGCCCAGCGTCTTGCAGTTGAGTAATGAGCGTGTCTGACGCTCCCTTTGGGCTAGAGCTATTTTTAATAGTGTCCGCCGCAGTATCCGCAACGGACTTAACTTGAGTTTCAGATAAACCAGAGTCTTGAAGCGCTGAAACAGTAGAGTCGGCGGCGCTAATTGCGGCTGTTGTTTTCCCACCAATAACTGCTTCCCATGCGCTTGTACCAGCAATAGTAGTCCAGTTAAGGTCTTTGCTAGGGGCAATAATCTTTTGTGTGCCGCCCTCAATAATTCCAGCTTCTACACCTTCACCAGCGCCTTCTTTTAACCCCACTTTAGTGGCGGTTGTAACTACTTCTTTTGCGCCAATCTTACCCGCTGAGTCGCTAAAGATTTGTTTGGTCAGTGCGTTACCGCCGGGAACTAAGTTAAGCGTGCCTGTAGTTACCGCGCCAAGAGCCAGTGCTTTTTGTGACGCGGTTTGAGCGTCTTTTTCTGACATACCAGCGGCTTTAGCACGAGCATAAGCGTCTTCAGCAGCTCCACCACCTGACTCCATCATGTCAAACACAACCTCGGTAGAAATACCAAGAGCTCTTGCAATTTTAGGGGCAGCGCCAACTAATTTAGCCGCAGTTAATACACCCCCAGATGCGATAAGTTGCGCCCCCTCTTGGAGGATTTCGGATGCTACGTTGTAAGCTACAAACCCGGGGTTACTAACAATGGTTTTACCTACAACAGCCAAAGCTTCCCAGCCGTCTTTAGCCGCAGCCATATTTTTATTAAAGTCCGAGCTAGCAGCCTTCATTTCTTCCGGCGTTTTAGCTTTAGAGAAAGCGGCGTAATCACTAACGGCTTTATCAACTGTACCGCCGCGTTCAAGAACATTAATAGCTTTGAGCGTACCGGTAACAAACGAAGCAATTTGAGACGTAGAGTCTACTGCCAACGCCCCAGCGTACTCGGCAATCTTGCCGCGCTCAGACAAATTCATACTGCCGCCGGTCACATTGCCGTTTGCATCGTACTGAACATCGTTTACGTAGCTACCACCATTGTCGGCGTTGGAAGTTTTGAGCGCAGCAATCCGTGCGGCAGTTGCGTCAAGTGAAGCATTGCGAGTAGCGGTGTCGTTTTGAGCAGCAACAGTTTTGGATGCGTCGGTTATTGCGGCTAAGTTAGACTGGTTAATTGAAGCAATCTTAGCGTCAGCTTTCTTTTCCGCTTCGGTGGCCGATTCAGTTGTGTACTTTTTACCACCATACTCAAACGTAGCGTTAGGGCCGTACGCATTTCTAGCTAACGCATAGGCTTCGCTTCTTGTAGCGGCATTATTGATATTGTTTTTTGTTTCTTCTGCTTTAGCTTCGGTAATAGCTTTGTTTACAGTTGCGTTAGATGTGCCCAGCGTGTAGGTACTGCCGCCAAACTCAAATTGAGTTGCGTTAGGGTCGCGCTGTTTAGCTAAATAAGCCGCTTTGTCGGGATTGTCTGCTTCTGCGTTACCAATTTTTACAACCTTAGCCGCGTTTGCAGCAGCATTAGCAGCTATTTGGGCATCTATACCTTCAAACTCACCACCCTTTAGATTGGCGGCTGTGGTGGCGGCGGTATTTGTCTTGAGTGCATCAGCCTCTAGCTGAGCAATTGTGTTGGCGGCATTGTTATTGCCAAGCGTGTAGGTCTTGCCGTCAAACGTAAATTTGTTATAGCCGCTATCAGACGCAAATTTAGCAGCGGCGTCAATGTCCCGAGCACCAGAAGCATCAACAGTTAGCTGGCTATCCAGTATGTCGGCAATAGAATCTGGTTTTTGTACAAGCCCAGCTTTAGTTAGCGTATCTTCCGTGCCCGTTTTTGTACTTACACCTTTAGCCTCAGCAACTGCGGCATTGGCCGCATTAATGGCAGTATTAATGACTAATTGGTCTAATGGTTTACCAGATACCACACCAGTAACGACATTAGTAACCATGTTTTTCTGAGCGGGTGTAAGGTCATTAAAACCTTCAATATTGCCCGCTAACGAGTTAACAGCGCCGTTAATCCCGCCGGTAGTAAAACCTTTTATAAACGCTTGGCCAGCATCTTGACCCGTAAGCACTGCACCAACAGTAGAAGTTGCAGCGTTTTGTAGACCTTTGGTCAGAGTGCTTGTAAGCTCGGGTGATAGCCCTAAGTCTTTGATAAACGAAGCGCCTTCGGTCATGAAGTCCATGCCGGGAATCTGTGCGCCTACATAACTAACCGCAGCGCCTTTAATTGCATCACCAATATCTTTACCGCTTAGCACTTGCACAGCCATGTTAGCGGCGATTTGCTGGGGTATAGACAAACCACCTGTAGCTACAGCTAAACCAATCTGCGCAATTGGGCCGAGGTCTTCCATTAGGTTAGCTAGGTCATTAGTAGACCGCCCAACGGTGTAAAAAATTGGCAGTCCCGTAGCTGGATCAATTTTAATTTTATAGTCCGTCGCTCCATCGCCCGTGTAGGTGCTACCAATTGTTCCAGAGCCGTCGCCAATAGCTTGGCCCGTAGTTTTATTAATTAAACCTTGACCCGTTATGCCGGTAGCAACAATAGTTTGTTGCTGATTTTCACCGTCGCCAGTAGTTACAGTGCGAATGTCATTTGCATCGGCAGGGACGTATTGCCCAGTTTTGGTATCGAGCTTTGAGTACGTACCTGTAGGGTTACCGTTTTCATCAACATCAGCTCTAGCAGTAACGTCGCCTTTGATGTCGCCCATACCAATCTGGTCTAGGCTTGTAACCTTAGCGTTGTTTAAGTTAGCCGCCATATCAAGCGCAATTTGCTGCTTGTTTGTAATGGTGTCAGTACCAAGAATTTGTTTGCCGGTAGCCGCATCAAAACCAATGTTTGCGTTATCACCAGCTTTTAGTGCATCGCCTTTCCAAGACTTATCTACGCCCAGTGCATCGGTTAGATCAATAATTTGATTGGTTAGCGTGCTAAGTTGAGTAGCGTCGTAGGTTGTACCATCGTTGTACGTGACCGTGTTAGCCGCAGTTGTATTAGCGGCTTGAGTTGTATCAGCGGCTTGAGTTTGGGTTTGAGTTGTATCAGCGGCTTGAGTTGTATTAGCAGTGTCGGCAACAACATCTGCAACTGTTTGATTTTGAGTTGTATCCGCAACTTGAGTTTGAGTTGCATCCGCAACTTGCGTAGTCGGTGCAAGAGTGGCAATCCCAGTGGGGGGTATGTAGGTATCCGAAGTGTCTTCTAAGACTACGTTGTTACCCTGAGTAACAGCAGCTAAGTCGTTTGTTGGGGCGGTAGTAGTGGGGGTTACGGCTTCATAACGAGACTGTACGTCGCCAATATCAGAACCTGTAGCGCGGGCAATGTCTTCTGGGTTCAGACTAAACTGATCCATCGTAGCGGCAATAGTGGCGTCATCCGCTTCGGGATTGGCCAAGAACCAGTCAAATATCTGTTGGTCTGAGATTGCCATTATCCAACCTTCCAATTCGTTCCGTCAGAGTACACGGGTACAGCAATAGCCCCGCCAGTCACAACGGTTGCTCCAAACGTAGGAGCTAAAGCATCTGTTACAAAAGACCGAGCACCTTTGCCTGAAGTGACTGCGCTGGGTAGTGTAGTTACTGTGTAGTTTGTGAGCGGTGAGATTATGTCTTCGGTCTTTAGCTGATCTAAAATAGCATCGACCCTGTTGAAATACAAACGAAGCACGTTGTTTAGTTGATTCTGATACTGCTCGTTGTATTGAATAGGGGCCAGCGGCAAGTTAGGCGCAGCGACTTGGTTGAGTTCAAACTCAGAAGTAACAATCATGAGTTACCCCTGCGACCGTCTTGTTTGATGTCAATACGCGGGCTGCCTAACTGCCAAGCGCATCCAAGCTGATTGGACTCAACCTGAAGAATCATTTGGCGGCCACGCACCCTGACGTAAACTTGACCCGTAAACTGCTCAATAACAGCAGTGGCCGTGCGCGTAATCGTAGCGCTTGAATTGCCACCCAAAGAGATGGGATCGTTGTACCCAGAGCCTGAGTTTTGCATAGGGATTAAAGTCATGGTCACGTTTGGAGACTCGGTACTTGAGCCTCGGAACGTAATATCGGGGAGCATCCTCCACACAAAACCAAAGTGATCGCCGTCGTCAATGTCAAATTCAGCAGAGCCAATAATTGCGTTAATGGCTACGGGCGTTCCTGTAACGTTGTCGTCAGTGCCATTCTCATGGTCAACTATGTTATAGCTGTATGTGGCCGCTATTGGATAAGTGCGAAGACCAGAATCAAGCCAAGCTGTCCGGCCCATTGTGCCGTATGCCCATACGTCTTCTAAGTAGTTGTACGTTACGTATAAGTCTATTTCATTGCTACCAGCAGAACAATAGAACCACCAGACTTCGTTAAACCCTTCGTTAGTTCCAGAACAAACCTGTTCGGCTTGAGCTAAATTAATGTCTTGGAAAATGTATTGCTTAAGATCGCAGCGCAAAGTTTGAACACGGCCATCGTATTTATAGAACTTTTCTACGCCCATCCAGTACACAACACCAGATGCCGCAACAGCTGCATTGGGGCCAATAATAGAAATGTTATCAGCTAAAAGCTGGGTGCTCCAAACGACTGGGGGCCCTTGATACTGAAGTGAATACAGAGCTGAATCAGTAAAAACTACAATTTCTTGACGAGTTTGCACTGCGGTAACAATCTCAGAACCGTGCGATAACTGCGCACTGCCAGCTTGGTTAGTAGCGGAGATAGACCAATCCACCACAGATTCTTGATCTGACCAGCGAATTAACATGGGGTTCTTAGTTGAACCGCCATAATCATTAGTTCCAAACGCAAACACAAACCGACTTGCGTCCGAAATAATCATGAAGTTTTGCATTAGCGGAACATCAACAGCCCCACCCAGACTAGACACCAATACGCCGCGAGTAGTTACTCCGTTTGTAGCATCCCAGTAATAAAGCGCCCCACCACGAGGGCCAAAAACTAAGTCTTCGCCAAAGTTTTGCTGATTCCAGATGCGAATTGAAATAACTGATGAAGTGCCGTTACCCCATGTACCAAGACCCCAAGGGCCAGCGCCCCAGCCAACCGTAGGAATTGCGTATGGTGGGCCAACATTTACTTGATAAGCGGCCACAACAGAAGCTCCACCGCCGGGAGATCCTGACGCATCGGTAGAGTTTGCCGTTGCAGATGCTGTAAACGTGTAACTATTAGCGCCAATTACTGTAATTTGATACTCGGCATTTAAGACCGTTGCTGTAATATTTCCACCAAGACCTACGGCTCCGCTGAACGTCACAAAGTCGCCCGTTACTCCACCATGAGCCGTGTCTGTAACAGTGATAGTTGCTGAACCATTTGTAGCTACAAACGGGTTATTGTTAATTGTGCTGCTGGCGCGGATGGGCGTAATATCAAAGTATTGGCCACCACGGTTAATGTAAAACTTTAAATTAGTTCCAACGCCAATTAAATTTAAGCCTGCAAGCGTGATCCAATTCCACAAAGAACGGCACACACCTACAAAAGTATACGCAGAAATACGTACCCAGCCGCCAATTTTCTCAGGCGTACCTTGCCGAAACCGCATCTTGTCGGACACATACCAACCGTTCTCATTGGTATATCTGGTGTTTTCTTTGTTTACACCCGGCTTCAGTGTTAGTTTTTTGAGAGGCATGGATGACCTTTATTTGCTGGCAACGCCTTTGGTCTTCTCAAAAGAACGCATACCGGCAATGCCCAAGATGCCTGATAATATCACCCATAGCTGGTCTGCGTCCAGTACTGGCGGGGGATCCATACCAATAGGAACCCAGCCCATAGCTTGCAAGTATTTCCAGCACCACTGAAACAGCGGATACAGCAAAAACTGATAGCCCATAGCCGCTACGCCAATCCATCCAATCGCTGGCCTCCAGCCAGAAACAAACACATTGGATGACATAGCTTCAATCTTGTTGACCTCAATCTGCGCTAGGTCTGTAGCTTGGTCGATGCGCTTCTCTTCAAGATCAAGCTTTCGTTGCTCAATCTCCATCTCCATCTTTTCTTTGTCGGTGGTAATCAGGTCGCCTGCAACCTTACCAACAGCTTCAATGATTGATCCAACGGCTAGTAAGCTCATGCTAGACCTTTCAATGTGCGGTTAATCCAACCCTTAAGAAACTTAACCTGCACGGGGTTTTTGTTGCATATCTCAACGTAACGGGCAATCTTAGCTAGGGCATAGGATTCTTTGAACCGCTGTCCGTCTGTAATTTGGTTGAGCTTCTCGATGGTTTTAGCGCCAATACCGCCATCAGGAGTAGCGCCCACAACCAACTGCGCCAGCTTGACCGCCATGCCCATGCCTGCGTTGACACCAAAGTTAAAGATAGAGTTGGCTACGTCTTGGTTTGAAATCTCATTCCCGCGCATCTTGTCCCAGAACTCAATGCGGTAGAACTCCCGCACCATAGGCGTAAGAGAGCCGCCAAACTCCTTTTTGTCAACCAAAGGCCAGCCATTCCATTGTGGGTTCTTATTACGGGCAATACCAGCGTAGGTCATCCCGCCTGTATCGCCGGGCACTTCATGTAGGACGTAGCCGCCCTCGTCTCTAATCATCTGTTCAAAAGCTGGTTCAAACTGTGCCATTAGTTACCTCGTTTAGTCAGCATGGTTGCTGCAATGTCCATCATTGAAATGATGTGTTCCATGTTGTCTGGTTGAGCGGCCCACCCTGCTGTAATCTGCCCAATGAACCGACTGCGGTCAGGCGGCACAGATATACGGCAAGTGTAGTTAGCGCCCTGCGCTATGTACCAAATGCCCAATTCACTTTGTGGGCGTAGGTACTGACTGCAAGGAACATCCCCTGCCATTAGTTTTACAACATCATTGTTATTTGCGTGGTTAGACGTAAACAGACCAACATCCAAACCTTCCATATCTTTACTGCGTCCATCCTTGGTGTAGAGCCGGTACAGCACCCGAGTGCCTAGAATTGGATTGACTTTAAAGATAGCAACAAACTTAGCATCAGTATGCTTAAACAACACAGAGGCCGCATCGTCAACTCGCTCTTCGTGAATACTTGGCATCCTCTTCTGCTCTTGGTACGCAGAGATTAGAAACGATTGGTTTTGCCAAAACATATACCCCACAAACGCAACAACTCCCATAACAAGGATTGCAAACAGTTTGAACGGGCTATCTACATAGCCGAGCACTTTGTCTAACGTTGAATTGGCGTTTAATTTTTCGTCACTCATGGGCTAACCCCAACTCCACGCAATCATGTACGTGCCAAAGATCACGAAGGCCACCATACAGGCTGCCGCAATGAATGCTTCAGCCCAGTCTTTCATTTATTGACCACACTTGCTTGGGAATGTGCGCGCAGTGCCGGGCCAAATAATGCGAATCCAGCCTTGGCCGCCAGTACCAGCGCTTCCACCAGTTCCAGCATCCTCTCCTCCGCCACCACCACCGCCCCAGCCGCCATCACCGTTAAGCGCTGGTCTTATTACTGAGTAGCCAACTACAAGGCTAACTCCAGAGCCTGAAGTAAAATAAAAACCTCCGCCAGTTGCGCGTCCGGAAGTGTTATCTGTTCCACCAACACCATTTTTACCCGGGTATGGGCCTGTGCCACCGCCTCCAGTTGCTTGACCACTACTCCAATACCCACCACCACCACCACCACCTGTAGAAGACGAACCACTACCGCCAGAGCCATTTGCGCCATCGCCGCCATTGCCAAATAATCCAGCCGCACCGCCACCGCCGCCAGCGTTTGCAGAAGTGTATGGGCCGCCACTACCGCCGTTATTTCCGCCAATAGAACCACCAACAGTCGAGCCCGTACCACCAGCGCCGCCAAACGGAGCACTTGTTATACCGCCGCCACCAGCCCAGACAGATGCGTTAGCAGTCGACGTTCCATTAAACCAAGTATTGCCACCAGCAGTTGGAGATCCTTGCGTACCAACACCACCAGCACCAACTGTAAGATTGATAGTAGCGCCGGGGGTCACTGTTAGATTGTTATACCAACGCATTCCACCGCCGCCGCCGCCGCCCGCAGTACTGTCTGATCGTGTTCCACCACCACCACCACCCATACAACAGACGGAAACAGAAGTTACACCTGCTGGAACAGTCCAAGTCCCCGCACCTGTGGTTGTAATAAGAGCTTCATTTGTAATTTGAGGCAATCCTGTTGGGTATGCGCCACCTTCAGTAATGATGCGCACTGCGCCGGGGCCAATGACGCTCAATGTGCCTCCACCAGCGCCACCAAAATATGCACCGTAAGTAAGCCCTGTGCCGCCGCCGGATCCTGACGTTCCATTACCAGCGTTAGAAGTTCCTCCAATACCGTCACCTCCAGCTCCGCCAGTACCGCTACTACCAGCACCAAAAGGCCCAGTACCGGCACCGCCACCTCTGGTGCCCCAACCACCATTAAAGCCGGGGCCGCCGCCACCACCGCCGCCGCCGCCGTTTCCATTTGAGCCAGCGTAACCATTAGAGGGGTCTATGCCTGTATTAGCCGCATCACCGCCAGCGCCGCCATTACCAGAGTATCCACCCGCGCCACCACCGCCACCTATACCATAATTACCACCACCAATATCAAAAGAAGTACCACCAGCACCGCCAGAACCGCCTGTTCCTGCAATTACAGTCCCTGCTGTGCCGTCTTTGAATGCTGAATAAGCGCCAATCAAAGTTGTTGCACCACGTTTAATAGAAGATATGCCGCCACCCGCACTAGCGGCAACCATATTTGCAACAGTAACAGTCAGCGTTTCACCCGGTGTTACCGCAAAAGTTCCATAAGCAAGTGCACCTCCAGATGCTCTGTACTGGGGGGATTGATAGTTACCGCCAGCACCAATACAAACTGCACTTAATGACGTAATGCCAGCAGGCACGACATACGTACCTGTAAATTGACTTAAATCTTCAGCTTGATCCGAAGCACTTGTACCAATCCAATACATACCAGATGATGTGGCAGTAGATTTTCCGTAAAAGTTGGTAGGCATCACAATAGCGCCAGATGCAACGCCCGCTAATGACCGAACATTTGTGTCGTTCAAAGATACCTGCGCTGTAGCCGATTGCCCCAACTCAATGTTAATTGACTGTCCTGATGTTGCTCCACCAAGGCTGATGGGGCCAGAAGCATTAAGTGCCATGTGTAATCCTTATGGTGTACCGTAAGCTGTAACGTTTGCAATAGTAGTTAAATTACCACTGCTATCCATGCTGGCAATTGTAGTAGCGCCGTATTTAAATACCAACTTACCGCCAGACTCTTCAATACTAAAGTTTGTTGTGGCCAGTTTTGCAACCGTACCGTTTGCGTTTCCTGTACCACCATTAGCCGTAGCCAAAGTTCCGCTTAAAGTTACCGCGCCTGTTGTGCCGGTAGATGGAGTCAGCCCTGTTGATCCCGCACTAAACGATGAAACACCAGCAGCAATAGCACCAATTTGGGCTTGCACAAATGCTGTTGTGGCAAGCTGGGTTGTGTTTGTTCCAGTAGACGCTGTAGGAGCAAGAGGCGTTCCAGTAAAGGTTGGACTTGCAGAAAGAACCGTATTACCTGTACCAGTAGAGGTTGTGACGCCTGTACCACCATTAGCAACTGCCAAGGTTCCTGCAACTGAAACCGCGCCTGACGTTGCTGTGGCGGGAGTTAAACCGGTAGAGCCAAAACTAATTGTTGATACGCCATCTGTTACGCTGGATGCCACCTTAACGTAGTCAGTACCGTTGTAATAGACCGTGCACTTTTCGGCTACTGCTACAGATATTCCAGTTTGACCAGCCGCTTTAAATGTTACTGTACCGCCCGTGGCCGCGTTATCAACAATGTAGGTTTTGCTTGTGCTGGGAGCGGTAACAATTTTGGTTGTGGTTAGCGTACCCGTAATTTTGATGACGGCGTATTGCGCTGTAGTTGAGCCAATGTTGGTTCCAACCGCATCACCGACAGTATTTGCCAGCGTAACTGCCCCGTCGCCGTTTAGTGTTAATGTACCCGCAACAGAAATATCTAAATAATTAGTAATGCCGTAGTTAACAACATCGCCCCATGTGCCGTCAAGCTCGCCTTCAACCGGCAGTGACAAGCTAAGTAGTGTGGTAGCCCCAGTAGTCATGATTATCCTTTCGCCTCAAGTAAGGCAACTTTTGCTTCAAGTTCTTTAATCGCGGCAAGCAATAATGGAACTAAACGTTCATATCTAACCGTCAAATACTGATCGTCTATTGGCGCTGGGGCCACCGTTTCAGGCATGATAGCCTGAACTTGTTGCGCTGAAATACCAACTTCACGTACAGGTTTGTACCCTAAAGCCTGCGCTGTGTCATTAGCTTCGTAGTAAAAAGTATCGAGTGTCTTAACTTTGGCCAGTGCGTTTTCAATGACGCCCAAACGTGTTTTAAGTCTGTCGTCTGAGTAGTACGCAGTTACGTTATTGGTTGCGCGAATTTCACCAGCAGTGCCCGATCCTGCTGTACCCACGCCAATTGAATTGAATTGCGAGTTTTGAGAGGTGCTTGTAAATGTAGCCGCTGATCCAGATGCGTTTCCGGTTAAAGACGCTGTAATCGTACCGGCAGTAAAGTTACCTGAACCATCACGGGCAACAATTGCCGAGGCAGTATTTGCGCTTGTTGCGTTTGAGGTAACAGTAAATGTTGAGCTGCCCGCTTGATTGGCTGTAAACGTAGCGGAACCAGACAGGCCTGTACCAGACACAGCCATTGTAAGAGTGCCGTTATTTGCCGCCGCAGGAGCCGCAACCCATGAAGGCGCTGATGTGCCATTAGACTGAAGCAAATACGTAGACGTACCAGCCGCCAAGAATGCTGTTGCACCGGAACCTGTGTTGTAAGGAATCTGTCCAGCACCTCCGCCTGCAAGGTTAGTAGCAGTAGTTGCACTTGTTGCACTTGTTGCAGATGTGGCCGTAGCAATTGTGGTTGTATACGCAAACGCAGAGCCATTCCAAGACAGCACACTTCCAGTAACAGTAGGAGCTGTAGCAAATGCGGTTGTACCGGAACCAGACTGATAAACAACTTGATTAGCCGCACCACTAGCAATGTTGGTGGCTGTAGTCGCGCTTGTAGCCGCACCGCTTAGAGTCGCTGTGATTGTTCCAGCAGAGAAATCGCCAGAAGCGTCACGGGCTACAACCTTAGAGGCTGTGTTTGCAGATGTGGCATCAACGGTTGCTGTTACAGCAGCAGAGCCGTTAAAACTTGTGCCGGTCAGGTATGTACCCAACGTCAGCGCATTTGCCACAGACCCAGCTTGGCCGGAGATGGCTCCTGTTACCGCAGAGCCATTGATTGCTATGCTTGTGTTTGTTACAGAAGTTAATTGGCCTTGGGCATTTACTGCAAACACAGGAACCGCAGAAGCCGAACCGTATGTGGCGGCTGTTACCGTAGTGTTGGCGATATTAAATGTGTAGGCGGGGGACTCGTTAAGTCCAGTACCAGCCGTGTAGGTAATCGGCGCGGCAAACTGTTGAAAAACAAGCGCTGTTGTACCAACTACGATAGGAGGTGGAGTCTGTTGCACCCAAGCAGTATTAGCGTTGGCCGTACCGCCCGTAACCAAGAAAAAGTCACCCTCGTCAATTTGGTCAACTCCAGAACCTGCTGTGTCAAAGTCTGTAGCGCGAGTTAGGATGTAAGGCGTTCCAGCAGAGCCAACTTGCGTCACAGTGTATACACCGTTATTTGCGCCAGCGGCTTCGTTTTTAACTAAGACGCGATTATTGACAACAGTCAGCGTTGAGTCCACAGACAAAGCGCCATTAGCGTTTGCTGTCAGTGTTGCGCCCACCCCAGATGTTCCATTGTTGTAGGTGTTTGCTGGCAGAGCTGCGGTCGTTGCCAATTCCACCGCTTCATGAAAGTGAATACCAGAGGCAATAGCATCAGCGTACTGCTTATTAACAATGTCTGTATTGCTAGTTGGAAGGGTAGAAATTGTGCCGGATGTAAGGTTTGCGGTTGTAAGATTGGCAGTCGTAGCGTTAATTGTGTTGAACTCGTATTGAACTAACACATTACCTGCACTGTCCAGCCACACTCCCCGACTAGATGGATAGGTAACAAATACATCTTTACTGCCCGCGCCAAATGTAACTAACGAGCCACTATTGCTTGATGACAATACGGTTGTACGTGACAAAGTTGTGCCAGAGGCTGTGTATGTACCAATACCAACTTCCCAATCTCCGGAGCCGGAATCTACAATTGCGTAATAAGTTGAATTGCCGTCACCAACTGCGGAGAATGCTTGAAACCCCGTAACAGCGCCAGCAAGCGTCAGTGTGCCCGTGCCAGCCGTTGTAGACGTTTCTTTAACCCGATCTTTTAATACTAAAGCCATTTTTAATCCTTACGACGGTATGTCGTTCCAACCGGGGGTTTGAGAGTTAGCAATTGAAACCCAACCTGAGCCTTGCGTATTGTCTATATTTTGCCAGTTTGGAGTCTGGCTGTCATCTATTACAACCCAGACAAGCACGTCCCCAACATACACATAAAGTTGAATACCCGTCACAGTTGCGTTAACAGTTTTAATTACAGAGACCGAAGCAATTGCGCTAACAGCTTCTTCTATAGATGTGTTAAAAGAAACGCTGGTAGTTTGAGTTGCCGTTGCATTTGCAGCTTCTGCAATTGATACCGATATTAGTAGGCCAGCAACAGAAGAGTCAGCAGCTAAAGCAGATTCAGCAATAGCTGCTACTAACGTAGAAACAGCGGATTGAGAATCCGTTGCTGTAGCGTATTCCGCTTGGGTGGCCACCATTGTTGCAGTTGCAGTTTGGGCGCTAGAGCCAGTCGCCGTTTCTTGCTGCGAAGCTAACAACGTAGACGCCGCAAAGTTTTGTGTTGCTGTTGCAGTAGCCGCTGCCGCTGCTATTGCGGTAAGAATGTTGTTTGCACTAACAAATGAAGCCGTGCCCGTAGCAGTTTCAGATACTGTCCCGCCAAAGAAGCTCTCCGCTGAGATTGAAGAATTTGCTACAGCAGACTCACTTACCGATGAAACGAGTGTAGCCCCGCCTAAAGCGGCGAAAGGTGCTTGGGCAAAAGTAACATCTCCAAACACCGCGCTACCTATTAGGCTGCGTCGAGGGAGAACGAATATGTAACATTCAAAGTGTCGCCGTTATCAACGGTTTTATCGCCACCGGTAAAGTCACCAGCAGAGAACAACACACCTGAAGTACCCGAAGCTACTGAACACAGCAATGCGCCAGCGACTACTGTGCCGTTAACCAACATTGCAAAAGACGAGGGGGAAGCAGAGTTGTCAATTACAGAAGGATCCGCAGTTGTGGCAGTACCAAACGTCACGGCCTTGCGATTACCTGTGTATGCTGTACCGGCTGTCAATTCTGTCCAACCTGCATGGGTAGCCAAAGTGTTGCCAGCAGCGTATGTTGTACCGGAGCCGGGGCCTTCAACTAAACCTAAGTACCAAGCCGCTGTATAGCCAGAACCTTTAAAGTACTTGGAGTTCATGTCTTGCAGACCTTCATTCACAACCAAATTGTGGAATGTGTCAGACCATTTTTCAACGCCATCAGAGCCTACGCAAGTAACGGTGAATACACCACCAGCAGATGCGCCATCGCCACTTTTTGGGTTTGCAACCAAGCCCGCTGTTACTGTGTCTTTTGCTGAACTGAATTCCATGATAAGTCCTTAAGAAATGCGCACGATAGCGCTGTTTGCATCGGGCGTTGGGAAGATGATTTGGAAAGTGTCATTGCTGACGGTTTTGTCTGAGCCAAAGTCCAAGACCGCAACAGATTTATTGCCTTGTGTCACGTTATAAATTAACGCAGCGCGGGCTGTAAATGTTGCATTTGTCCAGCTTGTATTACTAAACGAAATATACGCAGTTGGCACTGCGCTTTGGTTAGCGCCAGATGTAGGGGACACAGAAATAACCAGCGTATTACCACCAGCCGTGTAGCCCGTACCACTGCTTGAAACTTCATTTGTAGTTGTGTAGACAGTAGTGTCTGCATTAATGTCAGCGTTACCTGTATACAAAGCAATCTTGAATGTATTTGGTGACGTAGGGCCAAAGTTGTGAACCGCTTGAAGCAGTTCTACTTTGAAGCTTGTGGTTGCAGTTTGAAGAATGCTCATGATACTTGTACCCTAACTTGTCCATCTCTGTACGCATCCATGCGCTGCTTACCATCACCCAAGTTCTTAAGCAAAGCAATTGCTTGTACATAACGTTGCTGGGCAACTGTAATCATATCTTGTTCACCCTTCATATACATCAGAGCTTCACAGATAGTGCCATACAAAAGCGTAGAGTCAAAGTTATCACCAAGCCATGTAGTACCAGCAGTAACAATGGACTCAGGGTAGTAGTAATAATGCAGCTCGGCTTTGTAAGCTAAGTTTGGTGTGGGGCCAACAATGAATGACAATTCATTTACATCATTAGACTGAGGGCCAAAAATAGCGTAGTGTTTTGGCTCTGAACGCCCTGCTGTGTTTGGATATGCTTCACGAATGAAATTCACATCTTTATTCAACAAGAACAAGTAATCGCCTTGGAAAATTACCGCGCCGGATACAGCCCCGCTATTGGCCTGCGTCAAAGTCACAGTTGTTCCGGATACTGCGCGAACATAAGTGCCTGCTGGAATGTTTGTACCGCTCACAGCCTGACCCGCAGCAATGCCTGTAGCGCTTGCTACTACGATAGTAAATTGAGTGGATGTTCCAGTGGCTGTCGTGCTAATGTATGGGTACACCGCTAGACTGTATGTAGATAAAAAGTCTGATGGGCAAGCCAAATACTTATTACCCACAGTTAAATCGCCTGTCACATTCTTTCGCAAGTTAGCAATCTGCACCGTGTTGTAGATGCGCTGCTCCGCCTGACGAATGAACACATTCATGTTGTCAGTTGGAAAAGAGTTCTCGCAGTAATCACCTACCTGCGTGACAAGCTCGGTGTAGTTCATGCCATCGGGCCTCGTGCCATCAAGCCTTTGGTAGCCGCGCCTGTACCGCGCACTTTGATACCAGAAGTTTTAGCTGCTGGTTGGGGGCGACGAGAGATGTTACCTACAGACATATTGACTGTATTGGCATCACTATGGTCAGGGCCAGAACCGGGGTTAGTAGAAGCTTTAACTTCTTTGCCAGTCATGGTGTGGGGTTTGGCATAGACTTTGGCATCGCCAACTTCTTTACCCATCAGTTTTTTGCTGTATGTAGCCATGATTAACCTCGTTTCTGATTGGCAATCTTCGCCAAGTTACGACCCATAGTCTTCATATCGGCATTGGTTTTACCTTTACCTTTACCTTTTCCGCCGTGCATCATGCTAGCGGTAGGGCCGCTATCACCATAGTTTTTGCCCTCGGTCTTGCCTTTTTTAGCAATGCCGTCGGCTGATCGTGTGTATGCCATTTTAAGCTCCTATTTGTATCGTTACTGTACCAACTTGTGCGGCTAATGCCAAGTAGTTTGGCGTTAAAGCTGCATCAAAAAATCTAGACCCGCCAACCGGGTTCCAGCCCCATTGAATATCTCGTGAACCACCTGACAAATTACCGTTAGCGTTTACGCCAGAAGTTACATACGTTGTGTCCTTGCGGGGATTTCGCAGGGCCTGTGGATCATCTACTGGAAACGTACCTAACATCAACTGTGGCTGATCGGGATCCCAGCACTCAGGGCAAACTAACAGCTCATACTTACGCTGTTTAATGATTTCAGTCCTAAGTGCTTTTAACTTGAACTGCTGCCCACAGCGATCACATTCAGCAATCGCTATCTTGCCGGATGCAAATCTATTTCCCATTAGTAGCCCCCGCCACTTCCAATAAACATTGGCCTAGGAACAAGGCGAAGCGGAGCTTTTTCGCGGTCTTCCCCCGCCGCAATCTCAAATGTCTCCATGTACATCTGCTTGAGCATCTCGATGCGGGGCATTAAATCAGGTGTCTTTACAGCGATATGGTACGCCAAACCAGCTACCAAAGCAGGCAAAAAGCGGAAGTTCATATCTGCTGTTTCCACACCAGCGCCAGCGTCTTGCACTCGGCGCAAACGCCAGTACACAAATTGGTACGGGGTAGTGTTATCAGGGGTAGGCCAGACTGTTACCGCTGGAAGCTGGGGTACAAACACCGCAGTGCCATCTGTCTGAGCGGCGGCTGTTGTGTTGTTCTGGCCACGGAATACACCACCTAGGGTATTCCCTGATACGTACGTGTAGTAAATATCTTCAGTGCCCAGACGCATAAACCCTGAGCCAGCTAAACCCACTACGGTGTTAAGCGTTATTGTGGTGTCCGTCGCCGTAATTGCGCCCACCAAGACCGAATTGGTTGGGTTAGTTTCGCCAGAAAGTCTTTGAATCCAGACTTGAATTGGGCGAGCTTGGCTAAGCTTGTTTGGAATAGTTGCATAAGTAGAGACGCTAATGCGTGAAATGGTTAAGTCCGCTTGCGTAGATGCAGTGTTAGACCCAGTGCGGATTACATGTTCTAACAAATCAATGGTGTCAGTCGGCAGTGCATACGTGGCCAAACCGGGGGTCAAGTTAATGATCCCCTGCTCCATCGTCCACATGTTAATGCCCTTAGACTGCCACTCAATAGTCATCAGGTTCATAGAGCGACGAGCTGTACGTAAGTCGTAGCCTGTGCGCATTTCACGGCCCGCACGCTCCCATGCTTCCTCGGCAATCTCCGTGAATTCCATGTTGAAAAGTGTTGAGCCGGTAGTGGTCATCTAAATCCTGCCGTTTTCTTTGCGATAGTTTTGGGCTGCGCCACAAATTGTTTTCCAGATGCTTTACCAGCACGTTTAGCACGAGTTGTAGCTGCATACTCGGCGGGTGTCAAAGACTTAATAGCTTTCTCAGGTAAATACCGCTCCCCCGTCTTACTCGACGGCTTTCCAGACTTAGTGCGCCATTTCTGGTCACCCCAATCCTTGAGCGATTTTTGAGGAGCTTTCAATCTTTGTAACCCCCACCAGCTTCTTTGTACTTCTTAGCAACAAATTGGGCTTTACGGGCTGACCATTGGCCCGCGCCTGTACCGTGGGTTGCTGCGGACTTTACCTGAGACACAATCCTCTTACGAAGACCGGGCTTGGTGTAATTGCCAGCAGCATTGACTTTGCCACCCTCTTTGTACTGAGTAAAGTCAGTGTCATCCCGGCGTGCTTTTTTCACGCCTTTAGGCATTTTAGAGGGGAGCATGTCTCCCATTCCACGGCTTGGCATCATAATTTAGCACATCTTTCCGCGTGTTTTACCACGCTGAGCAATACCGTCTGCACGAGTAACGCCGCCAGAAGCTAGCTTTTTAGGCTTACTTACAGATGCGCCATCCTTGTCTTGTGGAACTGGCATACCTTCGCGGAACACTGTGTCTTTTGGAGGCGCAGTCTTCTTAGGCGCAGGCTTAGCCGCAGGTTTTTTAGTTGGTGGTGCGCCTTCTGGGTCAGTAGGTGGCTGGCCCATTTCAGCGGTGTACACACCACCTTCAGCGTATTTTTTCATGGCTTAGCACTTCCCACCATTTTTCATGGCAATCATTGTGCCCTTGGTTTTGCCTTTAGTAGCAATACCATCGCGGCTAGAAGAGGTTTTAACCGAACCCATTTTGGATGCAGCCATGCCACCTTTAGCCAGCTTAGTCATGGTTGCGCCTTTGTGCAAACGGCCTTCGTGTTTGTTCACGGCCTTTTGCATCATCTTCTTGTCCATTTTTACGTCTTCGTGTTTCACTTTTCCACCTTTTTTGTAACTACCAAGATCCTCTGGATTTGCCTCATTAGCAGCCAGAGCCCGAACATCAACACCGCGTTCTTCAAGACGACGACGCGCCATACCGGGGCGAAGCCCGCGTTCACGGCTATAAAGTGCTGCATCGCCCGGTTGTTTATACAAAGCGCGTTTTACCGTAGCAACGTCGTCATCAAATTCAGAATCTTTTTTTAGCCATAGTGTCGCCACCTTTTGCAAATTTGCGGCCCTTGTCCGCTTGGTTAAATTCCTTGCCCACGGACTGTGGGACGCCTGCTTTCTTAGCAAACGCTGGGTTGTTAGCCACCGCTGCCATGAAATTATGTTGTTTCTTACTAACTGAGGGCACTGCGATGCTCCTTCATAAAGTCGTCTATCTTGCTTTCAAGACGATCCAATCTGGCCAGCACTCGGTTAATGTCGTTGTGAACATCGGCCTTGGTCACGTATTTCTCGGCATTCTCTTCACGAGTTTTGCTCAAAAGAATACTCAGGCGTTTCACTTCATCGTGAGACACCTTTACCCAGAACAACAGCAGTGCTGATGCAAAGGAGAGTATTACGTTCCAAACCATCAGTTCCATGTTAGCAATTCCATGCTCTAAGAGCTTTGTTGATCCGTGAATCCGGATCGTTGGCGGTCTTGGCAGAGGTTAGCTTCTTTTTCATCCCGCCCATCCTCGCACAGAAAGAGTCGCGCCGGGAGCCGCCTTCGGGCTGGGGAGCCTTCAAGTTCATACCTTGCGCTTTTGCGGAGGCTCGGCCTTTGGCGTTCAAGCCGCCCTTCTCGGACTTGCCTTCTTTCCTCTGCCATGCTGGACTCTTAGCCATAGTAAATATTTGCGGAAAGCAAATTACTCATGCTTAAGTAAATACCATTTTTTGCCAGAATACCTTCTCCGGGGATTAAAGCAAAATTACCAAACAAGTCAGACGCACCGGTATCGTAACTAGCAAGCCACAAAGATGCGTATGCTGCTACTGTTCCGGCGGCAATAGTTCCAGAGTTAATGTCTGTAACTGTAAAAGTGTTTGCGCCTGTACGTGTGATTGTGTAGTTACCGTTTGTGCCAGATGACCCACTTGCTGTTGCAAACGTAAGGCCAACTACATTTCCAGTCTGTAGACCGTGAGCGCTTTTAGTAACAGTAATAAGAGTGCCCGCCCGCTCGTATGTTGCCGCTACAGGCGCAGTCGTCGTGTCAAAGATGTCCAGTGTTCCAGCCGTAGCTGTACCAACCATAGACACAGCTTTAAGACGATTGCGACCTAATACAACAAAACCTGAATTGTTCAGGTGGCCCGATTTAACGTCAGTTTGCATCATAATCAATCTCCTTTAAAAATGGGGCCGAAGCCCCTTGAGTTGATTAGGAATCTGCGAATGGTGTAGCAACAGTGCCGGAACCAAGAACATTTCCAGTCACCATGTACTTATTAGCAGCAATTGCCACAATTTGAATCCATGTGCCAGCAACGCCGCCGGTAGTTGTACCGTTCAAATTGATGAAGTCGTTGGTAGCCCCAGCGGTGAAACCTACTACTGCGTCCGAGCTATCTGTGTCCACGGAAATTACCGAACCAACGAACTTGTTAGTACCGTTAGTACCAATCTTCAACGAGCTAGTAGAAATGGTTGTAGGAACCCAAATGGTGTAAACAACGCCTTCGTTGTTGGCTGTGCTAGGGTCTTGACCGGGGCCAGATGTTGTGGAGTTAGTTGATACGTTAATAGCTGGCAAAGTCAAAGTGACTGCTGCTGCCAAAGAACCGCCAACAGAGATAATGCGACCGCCATGAGCTTCTGGGCTTAATGTGGTGCTTGCTGTGATTTCAACAACAGTAGCTGGGCCTTGTTGATAAATACCGCCCAATGAACGAACTGGGCCTTGAAACGTAGTGCGTGCCATGATAATTCCTTACATGCAAGTTGGGGTGTTCTGTCTGCATGTCGTCAGCCGGGACTGTCAGAACACCGGATAAGCCCGGGTTAACATGTTTATACCACTGTGTTTACTCGGGTGCAACAAGTTTGTTAGACTTTTTTAAATTTTCTTCCTGTGACTTAGTTACAGGTAATATGCCACAGTTGTTTAGAAAAAGAAAAAGGGCCCCGAAGGGCCCTCTCAATAAGGCGTAAGCCTTATGCGCCGGGGCTTCCGAAGATGCCGAGGGGGTCGGACACACCGAAAGAGTAACGCTCACGAGCCTTATAACGAACGTTGCCGGTGTCAAAATCACCGTCCATTCCAGTGCTCATAGGGGTACGGATGAAGTGCTTCAAACCGTTAGGCACGTCTGTCAACAGGAACCAAGCATTGGTGTCTGTCAAGTAGTGGTTAACGCAGTAGCCATCAGGGATAGAACCATTGTTCTTCAAAGCGTTGATGTCGTTGTCAGCAGTAGAAACACGGAGTTCGGTTTCAAGCAGACGAGTAGCAACGAATTGCAGAGCAGGTGGAATCACCAACTTCTTAGGCTTAGCGGCGATCAACAAGCTACGCTCATCTGTCCAAGCAGCGATCTGAATAACGGCATTCTCAAGAGAAGTCTCGTTCAAATCGGAAGGAGTAGAAGGAGTGTTACTGTTAGTACCACCTGAAACCAAGGGGTGAGCAGTAGAGCAAAGCACCACGCCGTCGCCGTATGTTGGGCCACCTGTGAAGGCGTTGTTCAACACATAAGCGGCTTTAACCTGCTTGGTGTAAGCCATACCACGAGCCAGAGCCTTAGTATAACGTGAAGACAGGCTGTCGTACAAGTTATCTTCCACAGCTTCCTCTGTGATGGCAAAGCCCATCGCAATGGTTTCGTGAGTGTAACGTGCAGTAAATGCTTCCTGTGCATTGTCATAAGCGATGGCAGAACCCTCGTTTTTAACAGGTGCAGCAGCAAAGCCAGACAGCTTTGTCTCTTCTTCAAAGCTACGCTCAGATTACTCTGTTTCGTAGATTTCTTTGTGC